AGGTTACGCAACCATTCCGAACGATTTAAAGATTGCTATTTTAGACCAAGTTAGTTACGATTACGAAAATAGAGGATTGGATAGTGATACAGGTATTTGTGAAAAGACTTGGAAAGCCTGTCAACGCTGGACAAGAATAAGCCCAATATTATGAGGATAGGAAGCAAAAAGGCAAACTATGTAGATGCCAACACAATGTACTCGGAAATAGGCTTATATGTGCCTACAATCACCGCTGATGGGCAAGGTGGCTACACAACTACCTATGCCTTACAAGAGGTTGTATTTGGGGATTTTAGACCTATGGATGAGAATAGAGCATTGTTAGAATTGCAATTGAGTTTTACTCGTTCTGCTAAAGTATTTATCAGGTACGATGTAACAATTAACAATATGTACAAAATAGAGGCTGAAGGGGAGATGTACACAATTCATTCAATTAAGGATGTAGAAAATCAGTTTAGATTTTATGAAATATTAATGTACGCATAATGGCAGGTATATTTTTTGATGTAAGTGGTGTTGATGTTCTTATGGGCAAATTAGATAAAATGTCCGAAAGAATACAAAATGATGTTTTAGATGAATTTAACGCATCTGCATTAAACATTCAAACCAATGCAAAAAAATATGCTCCTGTAAATATTGGCACATTAAGAAATTCAATTCAGTTAAAAGAGGATTTAACAAAAGGTAAATTGGTTTATACAATAGGTTCTAAACTATTATATGCACCTTATATTGAATTTGGCACAGGTGGAAAAGTAACAATACCTGCTGGATATGAGCAATTTGCAAGTCAATTTAAGGGTGGTAAAGGTGGAACATTTGCACAATTACTTAAAGCATTAATGGAATGGGTTAAAAGAAAGGGTATTGTTGGAACATATAGTGTAAAGACAGGTAGAAGAACAGGCAACAAATCTATACAACAAAAGCAAAACGAATCAGCTGCTTATGCTATTGCGTTAAGCATATTAAGAAAAGGATTAAGACCACAACCATTTTTAATACCAGCATACGAACAAGAAATACCAAAGTTGAAAACTAACATAAAAAGAATACTAAATGCTAAATCCTAATATAGAAATAAAGAAATGGTTTTATACCAACTTGACAAGTTCAAGTGCATTGCCTGTTTACGATGGTATAGCACTTGAATCTGCACCTGATGAGTATATCATTATGAGTGGCAGAACATCGGCACAGGAGCAAGGTAAAATCAGCTACACTAATGCGGTTACTATGGATGTTGACATTGTTATAAAAAATAGTAACTTTGGATATAAAAGAGCCGAAACGATAAGCAATTTAATACTAACTGCAATCAATTCCGACACGAATATTACCCTTGCAAATGGGTTTTATGCTTCAAGTTTGGTGGTTGGTGCAATTAGAAATTTGGATGGTTTAAACCCTTTGGACAATGTATTTAGAACAATAATAACTTATAATATAATAATCACTCAAAATTAAAATAAAATGGCAGAAACAAAAGTATCAGCAAGAGATTATATTCTTACCGCTGACATAGACGGAGACGCAACATTTAAAGCAGTCGCTTGTCTTACAACTAACTCAATGACATCAACAGTAAACACTATTGATGCAACTTCTAAATGTGGAGACCAATACCAAGCTGGTCCTTCATTTACTCAATCATTCAAAGCAGAAGGATTTGCAATTGATGAAACAGGAACACCAAGTAAGGATTCTTACCAACAATTGTACACTGCTCACGCTGCTAAAACTGCCTTCAATATGAAGATGGGTAAAGCAACACCAACTTCAGGTGATGTGTATTATTCAGGTCAAGTATTTATTAGCGATTTTGAAGTAAATGCTGCTGATAAAGATGATGTTAAATTTACTGCAACTTTCGTAGTAACATTACCACCATTAACACAAACTGAACAAGCGTAAATCAATAACCTATGTTTGAATTAAAACTAAACAACAAAACAATTCAATTAAAATGGGGTACTTGGTCAATGAGGGAATTTTGCAAAGCAAAAGAAATAACTATTGACAAATACTTTGAGTTTTTAGGTAGCAATCAATATGACTTGGATAATATTGTTAAACTAATATACATCGGATATAAATCAGGATGTATAAGTAACAAACAAGAAATTGATTTTACCGAAGATGATGTTTGCGATTGGATTGATGAAATAGGCGGTATTTTTAACCCTGAAGGACAAGTCCTTTTGTACTTAAAGTATATTGTTGAAAGCACAGTTACAACAGTACAAGGAACACCTAAAGAAGAAAAAAAAAAGCCTAGTAAAGTTAGGGTGGGATGATATTTTAGTTAAGGCTGCTGAATGCAATATAAGACCCAATGAGTTTTGGGATATGACTTGGAAGGAATTTTCTATTATCGTAATGGGTAAAGAAAAACAAGAGTTAAACGAATGGGCAAGGACTAGAAACCTTGCCTATATTGTATATTTAAGTAGCACCGCTGAAAAATCACCCAAAAGTATAAAGGCTTTTTGGCATATACCAGCGATTGATGATTTGGAAGTAGAAGAAGAAAAGGTAATGCTAACAAGTGACCAATTGGCAAGGACATTAAAGTTATACGGAGTAAATTAAAATATTATGGCAGAGAATGTTGGTTTTGATGTCAAGATTGGGATGGATATTAGTGAGATGCAAGCCGAATTGCAAAAATCTCAAAATCTATTAAGGGAATTTCAAGCACAATTAAAGAAATCTACGAACACTATTGAGATTAATATGCTCAATAACGAGATTAAAACTTTAAATGGAACTATTGGAAAACTTGAGATGGGAATGCAGAAGGCTGGCAAACCAATGGGTGATGCTTCTCAATCACTTATAAACTTCTCAAGGATTGCTCAAGATGCACCTTATGGGATTATGGGTATTGCGAATAACCTGAATCCTATGGTTGAATCGTTCCAACGATTAGCAAAAACGGAAGGTGGAACTAAAAAGGCTTTACAAGCAATGGCAGCTGGATTAATAGGACCAGCAGGGGTTGGAGTTGCAATTGGTCTAGTATCTTCATTAGCGGTTACATTTAGTAAAGAAATAGCTGCATTCTTTAAAGGACCAACTGAAGAACTAGAGGAATTTAGAAAGAAACTTAAAGGGGTTGCTGATGATATTTACAAGTTAATAGGTGGCGAACAAACAAAAAGAACTAAAGGTATATTATTAACTGAAGCTATTGTAGGTGGTGATAAAACGGCACAAGAAGAAGCATTAAAAGAACTACAAAAATTATATAGTAATAGTACTGCAATTAAAAATGCAAAATTAGGTGAAGATAAAGCGTATTATCAAACTTTAGTTAATCAGGCAGCAATGCAAGGCGATGCGGTTGCTAAAGAAAAAAATAATTTAGCACAATTAGATATTGCTTATGCAGATAATATAAAAAATGAAAAGAAAAGAAATGATGAATTAAAAAAAATAACTTCGGAAAAATTAGAAGGAACAGGATTTGCAACAAGAAGGGTATCGGTTGCAGAACAAAAAAATAGAATCAATGCTCAATATGATATTTTAGGTAATGATATTAAAAAGAATATTGCTAAACTTGAAGCAGATACATCAAAGCAATTAAATACAATTACATTAACTCCAACTGCTGAAACAGTTAAAAAGGGTGGAGATAAAACAATAGATTCATTAAAAGAGTTTTCTGCTAATTTAAAATATGAATTGGCTAAACAATTGATGGATATTGAAACATATAAGAAAAGATTTGAGAAATTAGATACATCTTATATTCCATTTGTTTATAAAAAAGAAGCTGTAAAAGAAAGTGAATTTAGCAGAACTACAAAAAAAGAATTAGGAGACCAATCTCAAAATAGTTTAGGTAAGTTTTTAACTAAAAATACCAAAATGTTGATGGATAGCGATGCACAAATCAAGAAAACGCAAAAGGAATATGAAGATTTTGCTAATACAATATCAAATGATGTATCAGGTGCATTAATGGGAATGTATGCAGATTTACAACAAGGACAAACAGGATTTCAAGCGATAGGTAATATGTTAGGTAGATTGGCAGAACAATTTGTTGCTGCAATTTTACAAGCTACTATTTTTGCAGCGATTATGTCAGCAATAAACGCTGGAACTGCTGGAGCATTGACTTTTGGCGGATATTTTATGAAGGCATTAGGAATGGCAGATGGTGGAATTGTAACAGGACCAACACACGCTTTAATAGGCGAAGGAAATGAAAGTGAAGCGGTTATGCCTTTAAGTAAATTAAAGGGAATGCTTAACACTACATTTAGTGCAGGTGCAATGAGTGGTAGCGGTGGAATGGGTGGTAATGGTTCATTTGTATTAAGAGGCAATGATTTGGTTTTAGCATTACAAAGGTCTAATTCATCATTAAATTTACGTAGAGGTGGCATATAACTTAAAATACCAAATAACTGCTGCAACCAAAAATAATGAAGTTGCGGTTGTTGAAATGTATATTGATGACACAGTTGCTGCGGTAATTGAATATCCTGCAACTGCGATTCAGTTACAATACATCCCAAGAAGTGATGACATTTACGAACCTATCTATGCAAGTCAGTTAAATGTCAGTATTGATGTAACTGATGATGATGATAATATGCCTGACTTTACAACTTTAAACGATAGGAAATATTTAGTTAAGTTATTTATAGATGGTGTTATTTATTGGCAAGGTTGGGTTTTAAGTGATTTGGTTCAATATTCATTTACTACAGGTAGAAAAGAATTATCATTTAACGCTATTGATGGACTTGGAATGTTAGATTATATTCCTTTTACATTTACCGAAACAAATGTAGCTGGTAACACTAAATTAAGTCCACAAAGCACACTATATTTTTTATATTCTTGTTTGGCTAAAATAGGATTCCCAACAGGATTAAATCTTATTACTGCTTGTTCTTATTACGCAGCTGGAATGTCAAATAGGGGTGATGGTAGCCAATACGAACCATTTAATCAAAGCTATTTACGACCTGTTTACTTTCAAAATGATGATGAAACATACATACCTTGTTTAGAAGTATTAGCACAAATATTAAAGTCATTTGGTTGCAAACTTTATCAGTCCAATGGCAAATGGTATATTGTAGCGGTTAATGAATTTGCTGCTGCTCCATATTTTGCATATACATATTTTACGGAATATACATCAAGTGGAACATTGGTTACTTCAGGAACATTCAATACATTAAGCGAAATACAACCATACACAGGAAACACAAGCGGTTTATACTTTACTAATAATAGCCAAATGAAGCTATTTAAAAAAGGTTATAACAATTTCAATTATAGATACGATATTAGTTACTCACCTAACTATATATCAAATTCAAACTTAAAGAATTTAACAAGTGGATTTCCTACATTATGGGATTCATTTAGTCAAGGTGCTGGAGGTGGTGTTACAATAGTAAATAAGCCATACGAGGCAAGTGATTGGTTTTATATGATATTAGGTGCAAATGGTGTAGGATTTACTGCATTTACCGAAGTAGACACAAATCCTGAAGGATATGTAACCGCTAATGACACATTAACATATACTCAAACATTTTATGAACAACCTGTTGACAAAGTAAGAGGACAAATACAAATACAATTAACAGGAATAGGCGGTGGTGCAGCAATTTACTATATCAATGTAGATGGTATTTGGCAAGATGCTTCAGTAGCACCTTTTGACAATTACTATCAAGTTCCATTAGTAGAAGAAGATAAAATAAACACAGTTACAATAACAACACCACCAATTCCTATAAATGGAAGTTTATTAATATTATATATATTAACAAGGGATATTTTTGATTGTGCTACCTATGCGAAAGTTGGAGCATTTGGATTGACATTTAATTCTCCATTATCATTGATTACATCTACTTCAATAGTTGATGCTAATAATCAATATCAATTAGAAATGGATTTGCCATTGGGTTATCCTATTTATAGTGGGGATGGCGTTAATAGAACACAAGCAAATATGGCTTATGGAACTATCCAACAATTAGTATCAGGGAATTTTGTATCGGCAACAGGATGGTATCGTTACGGACCTTATACAACCCCTACCGATGGTTTAAGCCAAACCATAATGAAGGAATACATAAACAATTATAGAAGGAATTTAATAAATGTTGACTGTAACCTATTTGGAATAACAACAACCAATGGCAATTTTGCTGCAAATAAGTTATT